CTTTTCATTTAAGTACTCAGGTGCGATGTAAGTGTAGTCCACTATCTGTGGGTTCTTTGACTTACTAGGAATGCTCGGACGTGAATCAAAGTTGTCATGGCACTTGTGCTTGAAGCTACAGAACTTACAGTCATCAGGTAAGATCCAGTTGCCTGTCTTCTTACGATAGAACGACTCTTCTACTGGCTCAAAGCAACGCTCAAACGGTTCGTCATTGTCAATGTAGTCTACGGTAGCTTGGATGTCGGCTAGGACTGCTTCCTTGTCCACCTCCTCAGAGGCATCTACATACTTAAACTGACCGTTTGCTTTGTTGACTACCCACCAACCCCCTACATCCTTTCCAGCGGCCTCTGCGTAGCCCACAAGCTGTGATACGTAACCAAAGCCATCCTTGTAGGCTAGAGAACCAAAGGATGAGAACTTGTTGTCGTATGACCAAGGTGAGGCAGACTTGACATCATCAATGCGTCCGTCCATCTCCATGTCATACTCACCCTTGATCTCTTGACCGTGTGGTAACTTAAGTGTGACCCTCTCGTTATCCTTAAACTCTACGCCTGCTGAACGCAGTATGCCTTTGAACACAGCCTCAACTATGTCACCAAGGATCATGTTCATCAAGAAGTGTGGAGGAAAGGGGGTCTTGTCTTCTGGATCATTCTTGTCAAACCATAGCTGGCACTTTGGTCTACCGATATTAGACATCCGTAAACGGAAAGCATCACGTGGGCCACCTGAGAACTGCTTGTACAAAGCAGCCTCGACATCGGAGGCGACTTGTTTAGCCACCTCCTCTGTCATAGTAGTCTCACCAGCCATAGCCTTCTGCAAGAAAGAGAAAACAGCTATTTCTGCAGGATGATTCATTAGTATGCTGCCTCCTCTACGTTAATAATAGAACCTACAAGGTCAGCATCTTCTGCACTCATACTCGTGTTGGAGCGCTCATTGTGTAGATCTAGGATCTTACCATTAGAGTAGTGAATGTAATCCAAGAAGTCGGATGCTACCTGTTGCATGTAGGAAGTATCCTCATCTGATGGCGTAACAATGTCTCCTACAGAAGAAATTATATACCCAAAGGTAGCGCCTGTAGGGATAGACCCTTCTGCACCAGTGAGTATAATCTTAGACATATAAGGGAGACCGTTCTTACGATCAATAGCCTTCTGTGTGGCTGCTATGCTCTTAAGACTGTCATTGTTCTTAACGTCCATGACGAATGGAATATCTACGTACTCACCAGAGATGGGTGTACCCGTATCGTCAAGAGGTGTATTAACTGTGAGAGTACCCATGAAAACCTTAACTCGTTTGGCGTTTCGGATAATATCCTTAGTAGTCTCTGGAAGAGCATTCCAATCCTCAATGTAACCTGAGGGGCGTCCAAGATTGTAGCCACCTACACTGTCCTGTAAGTCTGCATTAGTTGACCTACTCATAACAGTTTTCTCCATTTCATTAGTGGAATTATTCCACCGCTGGAACTGGTAACGGTCTGCCAACAGACGCACTTCTACACTCTCAGCGTAGAACACATCCTCACCCAGCGTGATCTTATAATAGCCTACTGGTACAACATCTGTCTTAATCTTCTTACCGCCAAGCTCAATCTCGCCTTTAATAGCTTTGCTTAATACGGTAACACGAGCCAAAGTAGAGCGTGGCTTTGTGTCTTGTTTAGGCTCACCCATCAGTTCTGCCAATGGGTTTGATGATCCTGTTGTTGCTAGTTCTGTACTCATTTATATACCTCGTGAGTTTAGTGTCAAAGAGTCTAAGTTATACCACTACACATCCTGTACGTCAAGCCAATTCGGCCCAATCTTAGATTCTAATAATAGTGGCACATTCATTTTTACGTTATAGGCTTGTTCTATTAAGTCTGTCAAGCCCTCATTCATGTCTTCAATAATCTGTAGCACAGTCTCCTTCTCCTCTGGGTGAATGTCTATCACAGTTGAGTCATGAACAGTGTTCACTAAGCAAGAGTTTAGACCCTTCAACCTCTCCTCCAGTTCGATAAGCACAACAGGAACAACGTCACCAGTAGCAAAACCCTGCACTGGATAGTTCTTAATCATAGTGAAGTGTGATACCCCACCACGAGAATTGCGCTTAACATCAGGGAATGCGTATTGCCGCCCAGACTTACTGGTAATCTTGTTGAACCGTATAGCTTCATCAGCTAAGCTCTTATGCCAAGCTGCTACACCCTCATACTTCTCATTGAAGTGAATGTAGTACGCTTCCTCAGCCTTGGATCTACCATACCCTGTAGCCCCGAAGAGGGGCGCAAACGTATGAGCCTTGGCTTCCTGACGTGACGTAGGCTGTCCTGCATCTGTAATAACTTGCGCAGTGTAGCTGTGTACGTCAAACCCTGTAGCAATCTCTTCCATAGCAACTTCATCCTGGGCTAGGTACGCAGCGGTGCGAAACTCAAGCTGTGCAAAGTCAGCCTCACAGATGTAGCCGTTATCCCAGCGAGATACAAAGACACGCTTTACGGGAAACGTGCCGCCTCTTGGCATGTTTTGCATGTTGGGGTTTCGTCCAGAAAATCTACCTGTACTGGTGATATGCTGAGTGAGTCCCACATGCAGGAATCCGTCTGACTTGGTGAAGGTGTCGATACCCTCCACAAAACTAGAGAGGTAGCTACTAACAGCAGAAAGACGCTTAAGGTCAGTAAGAAACTGAACAGCAGAGTCCATGTTGTTCGTTTTAGCAGTCCCCACAAGTACATCTAAGTTATCCTTTCCTGTGCTAAATCCATTGGCACTAACCCACTTCTTGCTTGGCGCACCAAAGCCTAGGCCTGCGATATGGTTAAGCTCTTTGAGGCCGTAGCCACGAGCATCACATTCCTTACATTTATTAGGCTTAGCAAACTTAGTGCCATCCTTCTTTATCTTGTACGTCTTACCTGTGCCAGAACATGTAGGGCATGTAAAAGCCTTGGTACGTTTTATGATAGTACTGTTAGCATTTACTGCCTGTTTAAACTCTTTAGCACTACTCACATACTCAAACAGGTCAGCCCACTCCTTCTTGTTGTTAATCTTACGAGAGAAGACAACCTGAGACATCTGCTCTGGTGAGTTAAGATTGATAGGTGTGTCACCCATGATCTCACGTACCTTGTGCTGTAGTCGATCCTCAATGTCTGCCTTCTCACGCTCAAACTCTATGCGCACACCGTCTAGGGCTGTTCTATCCACCCTGATTCCTGACATGTACATTCTGGTAAGGGTTTTACAGGTACGGAAGGTGACATCTCTGATGGTGTGTAGGGACTCGCTTTCGGGTTCACTGTAGTCTGCTTCGATGCTGTGGAACAGCTCACGAGTTGTGTCGAGGTCACACCTAAGATAAAAGCTAAGCTCACTGAGAGGAATCTCATTGGTGTTATAACCCTCCTTAAAGTAACGCTTGAGAGTGTCATCCTTCTGAGCGTTAAGGTTCCTACGTTCTGCACAAGCCTCTAGGCTTAGTGGTTCCTTCTGACCACGCAGTAAGATGTACTCTGCAAGCATCGTGTCATAGATAGCGCCATCATATTTAAAGCCGCACTCCCACAGCCACATCAGATCATGCTGAGCGTTGTGCATGATTAGAAGAGTAGTCATGTCTAAGACTTGCTGGACTAGCTTACGCCCAGCGCCACTGGTGTCCTTCTTCTCAACGTGATCTAATGTTACAATGTGTAACTCTTTGTCATTGTCTGCATTCTGCATACCGACTTGCACAAGGAAGTTACCCTCCTCATAGGGATCTAAGTGTAGCTTCTCCCTACGTTTGTTTGTTGTGTTCTCAACGTCTAATACAAGTCTCATCTCTCTCTCCTCTAGGCTGTATATAGTGATCTCGCCCCATCTAACTCACAGTGTACAACACCATGCCAACCACCCTTAAGCTTATTCTTGGCTATATTCAAGTGCCGTTGTGTGTCTTCCTCATCTGCACCCTCTACAATGGGGTTCTTAGAGATCAGAACCATGAGGTCTGCCTCTGCTGCTTTACCTGTCTTAGAGCCTTCCATCATAGACTGGTCTACATAGACCTTACCCTCAGCTACAGCACTTAACTGTGACATCCATACAACACAACAGTTGTATTGCTTAGCGATGTTACGAGCATAGATAGCTGCATCCTTGAGGTACACATCTGACTTGTCGCTTGTCTTACTGGCGAACTTATCACCCATGTCCAGGATCAATACGTCTGGCTTCTCTTGTTTAACCAGAGACTCAACCCACTGCATATCCTTGTTGGTGCTATCCTTGATGCGGATATTGGCTCTGACAGGCTCGTAGCGGCTACGTGCGAGGGCTACGTTAGCCTTAACCTCATCCATAGACATGTTAGAGGCAGCACTAAGATAACGTGCTCCTACACGCTCATACGCTTCCTCATTACATAGCACTACACACTTAGCGCCCTGCCTTGCCCAG